ATGTCTTCGAGTCGCGCCTTACCGCCTCTTAAATCCTTGCTCGCATTCCGCCACTCAGCGCAGACGTTAAGCTTTAAAAAAGCCGCTGATCATCTATTTGTGACGCAAGCCGCTGTAAGTCAACAAATCAAAAACTTAGAACAAACTTTAGGGGTTGAGCTGTTTGAGCGTCACACTCGACAAGTAAGCCTAACGGCGGAAGGTCAGTATTTATCGGACTATGTGGAGAAAGCTTTCCTACTTTTAGAAGAAGGCGTTAAAGGCATCACAGAAGACCCTAACCCGAATACGCTGGTGATCAGTTCGCTGCCCTCTTTCTCGAGTCGCTGGCTGGTATCGCGCTTAGGCGGCTTTCAAGCTCAAGCGCCCGATATCAATCTCCGCCTCAATCTTGATTCCGGTCTATCAACGTTTTCTGACAGCGATTTAGACTTATGTATTCGCTTAGGACGTGGGCAATACGAAGGGCTTATGTCAAAACCTTTATTTGAGGAGCATTTGGTGCTTGTCTGTCACCCGTCTTTGATCAATATGGATGAGCCCATAAAAGCACAAATAGGAAATATTCCCGTCATTACGGATACGGGGCCAGACGTAAAGCATGTATGGCCAGTTCTGCAGCATTTTTTAGAGATGTACGATTTGCCAATGAGGTCCCATTTGCATACAACGGATTCCACCACGCTCATAGAGGCTCTGCTTTCTCGCCAAGGCCTTGCCATGGCACGTTATGGGTTGGTGTATGACCAGATCGAAAAAGGGCAACTGATCTGCCCCATCCCTATTTATATGAAGTCTCAATATGACTTCTACCTTGTCGCTCCAGCACCGCATTTTAAATATCAAAAAGTGCAGAACTTTCAACATTGGCTAGAAACAGAAGTAAAAGCGATAAAGCAATCTTGGAAGCTGTATTTACGAAATCATCCAGAAATGAAAGAAGTGAAGGTTTCGAATTAGATAAAAGAAATGCGAGTCCATGCGCTAAAAACAAGTCAGAAAGCACTGGCTATAAGGAAACAGGCTGAAAGCCTTGATATGAGAGAACTAAAGAAGCGTTAGAGAAGAATTTCAGGCATAAAAAAAGGCACCAAATGGTGACTAAAACAAAAAATCTAACCTTTTGATTTTATTAAATAAAACTAAGCCACTATTTTATCAGTGTCCACTATATGTCCACCTCCTGCCGTTTGGGGGCCATACGTTATAGCATCAATGAAGTGGTCTTTAGCAAGGTGGGCATACTTCATGGTGATAGAAATATCCGAGTGATCTAGTATTTTCATCAATGACAGTATGTTGCCACCGTTGATAACAAAGTGACTAGCGAAGGTGTGCCGGAGGACGTGGGTATTCTGCCCCACGGGTAATTCGATCTTTGCTATTGCGATAGCCTCGGCAAACACATCCATTCTTAATTTACGCGGCTCCTGGTCAAACACAAAATCACCCTTAACTTTTGCGGCGTGGGCTTTGATCTTGTTGAACAGTGTTTCACTTACCGGAATGGATCGGTTCTTACCGTTCTTAGTGTTGGTAAATGTCAGCTTTCCGTGTCGAACCATCTTTTTACTAATGTGCTCAGCTTCTCCCCAGCGTGCACCAGTATTGATACAGATTTCAGAGATTAAACGGGTGTCACCCTCTCCCATATCATCAAGCACTTTCAAAAGTCGCACTATTTCAATATGACTTAAAAAAGACAGCTCGCGGTGATCCAGCTTTAGCTTTTTGACCACTTTAACGGGGTTTTCATAGTCAATGATACCCAGCTTAAACAAGCCATTATAAACCGCTCCTAGCATAACGATATCTTTGTTAACCGTGGCTTTGCTTCGGCCTCTTTTCAGCTTTGCGGACAAGTAACCGTTGAATATCTCTGGTGATAGCTGGCTGGCGACAGGATCGCCAACCCCATCAACAATATGGTCAAGCTTACGTGCACGCGCTTCAAAGTCTTTGAGTTGCAAGCCTATATGGTCTTTCCAAAGCTGTGCTAATTCAGACAATCGGCGGGGGTCTTTTGGCTTTGACTGCCACGGCTTGCCTGTCGTGATTAATTGGGCTTCAACATATTTCTGGTAGCGTTCGGCTTCGGCTTTGGTTTTACACGTCTTACGGTAGCGTTTGCCATTGGCACCGCCTGCACGAAAATCAACTTTCCAGCCGTCCTTTGTTTGTTTAATAGCCATAGGTCACACCATCTTTCTACCGAACCAAACGACACGGCCAATAATCGTTAATCGGTCTAAGTCATGTTTAGATATTTCGATGCTCATGTGATGCGGGTTATCACTGGTTACAGCTATGCGGCCATCAAGCAACTTCTGAACACGCTTAACGAATAGTTCACCCTCGTAGTTGATGACGTATATCCCGCCGTCACTGCCTACGATGTTTTCTGTTCGGTCAATAAGTAGAGAATCGCCATTTGTAATAGTCGGCTCCATTGAATCGCCACGTGCATAGATGCCAATTAAATCACCAGAATTAATACCCTCGCGTGCTAACCATTCGCGACTAAGGGTTAAATGTTGTTCTATGGCTTCAGCTTCGACTAATGTCCCACCACCCGCGCTTGCTTGGATGGCATATTGCGGCACTGAGTAGTGCTTTGCGGTGTTTCCTGATTCCATCATTTCGCCCTTCCCTGTTAGCAACCATTCAAGTGATACGCCTTTATCTAAGGCTGTGATGCAAACTTCTTTGTAAGGAATGACATTTCTATTTTTCCAATTTTTCACACCACTAACGCTAACTCCTAGCGCCTCACAAAGTTGAGTATTGTTTTCAGCATTATGAATACGTCTCAACCTTTCAATTACATCAATAGAATTATTCATTTCCAAAAGCCCTTAAGTTTATTTTTAACCTTTACTTTTGGTAATCTGAAACCTAACATCTCACCTATTGGTAATTTGAAACCAAGAAGTAGCTAGAATGACCACAAAAGTACAAGTTTAGGAGTGTAGACCAATGTCTATAGATTCAAAAGAGCCTAAAAAGGTGTCATTTGTACAAATTGAGTCTGAAGGGGCTCAAGTTGTATTTGGATTGCCGCCATATATGAGCCCTAAAAACTGGGCGCTATTGGTTGGCGATAAAACTGAAGGGGCAGTTAAGAAAGACCTACAGACAGGTGTGATTGCTCGTTATCAGCCAGTAGCAGGCGGCAAAGTGTATGTGAACGTCATCAAAGAAATGCAACGCGCCGAAGCCGCGCCAGATTACTAGGGGGTGGGTATGACCGCCTCACTTCACGAAAGCCGCCAGCAACTCAGCGTCTTTCTTATGCACCAACCACCAAAGCCGCTAAGGGGTCAACTCTGGGCGGCTTACCTTTCAGAACACAAAGCCACACAGGGAGCCAGTGAACATGACAGCACAACCCGCCAGCGTAGCAAACAAAGTCAATTGCCTGTTATTCAGTTTTTCAGCGTCTGAAATCAATGTCGCGAGATTGATCGGCAACCATTGGCGGAAAATGTACGTGTGCCATGAAATAGACCGTGGTGACGTGGCGGGATGGACGTTCATTACTGTTTGGGACCCTGAGCAAACCATAGACAAAATTCAACGCCAGCCATCATTTAGAACCAGTTCCCTAACACAGCACCATTATGAGTTAGGCGAAATCGGCGCACAGCTAAACGCACCGTTAACCCGCTGGGAATTGGAAATGCTGAACAACATGGTAATGGCGGCAATTGAAGGCCGTTTAAACCGCTTCCTATTACTAGATAAAGGCGTAATGAATGACGTTTTAGGCTCATACCTTACGCAGTCTTGGACGTGCAATAGTACCGCCATTGCTTTAGCCGAAAAGCTCCAACTGCTTCAACACTTTGCGGGGATGTCTGATGGTAATGGAATCTACCAATCTGCAATCAACGCCATTCAGCGCATGAAAGGGGTAGAAAGTGTTTAACCCTACTGATCAATGTATTAAATGGCGGAATGAACTTTTAGCTGATGTAAGCCGTGAGGATGCCGCCACATTACGCCAGCGTCTTGACGAGTTAGACCAGTCAAAAGGCTACGTAGAAGCAAACACTTGGTTACGTGGTGTTATTGAACGACTCCAATTGCTTAACCGTGTTTCGGTTATGCGTCCTGCAGTTGAGAAAGAAGCCGATAGACTAGCCGAAGTAATGGGACAACATACCGCTCTTGAATGGTTACGCGGTGTGGTAAGGCGTTTGCGTTACATTGATGCACTCATTACCGATTTAAACGGTGAAGAGCTGGCAAACTGGGCAGAACAGAAAAGCCGCCGTTTTGAAGTAGATTTAACCCGTGAAGCTATGGAAAGCGGTGCGGAATACGCCCGCCGCTACATGGCCGAAAACTTAGCGGTTGCGGGTGTCGAGTTTAACGACTGGGGCAACGGTGACAAAGTGGCCGCTATGGCCGCTCGTATGATCTTGCCCGAATGGTGGATTCGTAACGCTAAAAAGCAATTCCGTATCGTTGAAAACGTGCTTAGGGAATGCGGCCAAGTTCACCGCTACGGTTCGCCTTATGTATCTAGCTGGTCGCTAAACAGATTTCGCAAACAGCAACAATCTAACCGTGCCTTCTTGGAAGGCTGGGAAGCTGTAAACCAGTACAACCAATCCTATACACTCGCTGAATTGTCGGATCGTGGCGTATCCAATCCAGTAAACCGCCGTAATGAGTTGATGACCCGCATCCGTGGTACCGAAGAACTCGCAACAGAGTTAGAGCATGATGGTTTGTTTATTACTCTAACGTGCCCATCTAAATATCATGCTGTCAAAATCAATGGCAAACGTAACAAGAAATTTGACCGTGCTAACCGTCCAACCGTTCGAGACGGACAGAAATACCTTTGTGATACATGGGCAAGAATCCGCGCCTACCTAAAACGTAATGACTTACCAATGTATGGCATTCGCACCGTAGAACCTAACCATGACGGGTGCCCACATTGGCACATGATGCTGTTTTGTAGCAAAGAACATAGTAAGGCCATTATTGACGCCTTCATGCTTTACGGCTTGATGGAAGATGGAAACGAGCGAGGCGCAAAGAAGCAACGTGTAAAAGTGGTTCGTATTGATCCGGCCAAGGGAACGGCTTCGGGCTACGTTGCTAAATACATTTCTAAGAACATTGATGGTAAGCACATCGACACCGACCTTGAAACGGGTCGTAGCGGCTCAGATGCGGCGGAACGTATCACCGCTTGGTCACGCCGTCATGGTATCCGTCAATTTCAGTTCTTTGGTGGCGTATCGGTCACCGTGTGGCGGGAGCTTCGCCGCTTCTCAATCGAAAACGCCCCCACCCTATGCACGGACATTTACCATGCTGCAAATCGCCCCGATTGGGCGGCGTTCACTAAATTAATGGGCGGCGTATTCGCTGGCCGAAATCAGACCTTAAAACCTCATTACGCAGAACCAGAAGAAAACCAGTTTGGTGAATTGGTCGCGTCTATTCAGGGCGTAGCCCGTGGAGCTGAGGTTGTTGTCACTCGTTTATTTGAATGGACAGTGCAAAAGGTCGGGACTCAGGTTTTAGAGGAAAACGAAGTTTTCCCTTGGACTCGTGTCAATAACTGTACGGGGGGCAAAGCCGCCCCATACACCAACCCCATATATCACTAAAGGAAACCAACGAATGACCAACCAAATGACCAGAATGGAAAAAATAGAAAAAGGGCTAAACAAGTTAGGCAATAACTTCACCACGGCGGATACGCTGGGGGCGTTTTCTATGGGTAAAAAAATCGAACTCGCAGAAGAAAGCAGTCGTCTAGCGTATGCCGTTCTATCTGCCGTAGTGGATGAATTAAAGGAGATCAAAGCCAATGGCAAGTAAAGCGCAAGTAATCGGGGAAATTGTTTGCGAGTGTGGGCGCTGTGCATACGTGGAGCAAACCAAGCGTAAAGGCGACTTTCTGCAAGTGCGCTGTAGTGCCTGTGGGGTTGACCAACGCACGGGCAAGACTATCCAAACACGTTGGAAAAATACCATGCAGCCAGTGGGACACTATCACGATAGTAAAACCGTTGCGCCGTTTGGTGCCGCCACGGTGGAGCCTGTCGAAGATACTAAAACGGACACTATCGAAGATAGTCCCGATACACCCAAAGCCACACCACCAGCACCCGCCGCAAAGCCAGCAATCACGCGCCGCGAGACTATTCCGCCAAAGCGTGAAACCAGCGGGGCGGCGTCGCTGTTTGGCTTGGGTGTATTCGTAGTATGTGCGGGTGCTGTGGCTATAGGTTCGGAACTAATGAAAGTAACTAGGGGGTAACTATGTCTGATTATGAGCAAAGCCAAGAAACGGAACTATTAGAAGATAAAATGACAGTTTCATATGATCACGAACAGGACGACGATGAAGGGCTATCTCTTGATGCGTTGATCAATGACGCACAAGAGGAAGCGGAACAGGAAGCCGCCCCGAGCAAAGAGGAAGCCGCCGCCAATCGTGAGCGAGCGGAACGCCTAGCTGATCGTTTCAATAATGGCCTTTGGTGGGGATTGTCAAAAGCTTACCCAGCAGCGGAAGTATCAGAAGATAAGATCGAAGCGGGTAAAGAGGCATTGATTCCACTGGCAGAAAAATACGGTGATTCGATGCCTTCATGGATTGATGACTTTATGGAAAAGCCAGAAATCAAAGCGGGGCTTTACGTGGGAACCGCGATCATGGCCGCGCGTGCTTCACACATGGCGGCGATTGAGGCTGAACAGAAGCAAGGGGGCGAAGTTGGCAAAGAATCCTGATACCAGCTTGCCTAACCGTCACAAATTTATCGCCGCAATTACGGGCGGTGGTAAGACTCAGGCAATAAAAAACCTTACCAAGTCATCAAAACGGGCGGTGTTTTGGGACCCCGATAATGACCACAATTGCCGCCACTACAAAGACAAAACCGCTTTCTTGGGGGCATTGAAATTGGTCATGTCTCGCGGTGGCCGTATCGGTTGGAATGGTGATGACGATGAAACCAGGTTTGAGTGGTTCATGATGGCAGTATGGGCGGCACTGGATGGAACCAAGATGCTTGATGTGGTGGTAGAGGAAGCCGCCGACTTGGGACTAAAACAAACTATGCCGAAATGGTCGGGCAAAGTATGGCGTCGTGCTCGTAAGTATGGCGGCATACTCACGGTAGGTACGCAACGGGTACAAGAAGTTCCCAAAGCGTTTATCACTCAGGCGGGTGAAACCTACATAGGCATTCAAAAGGCCAATGACCAACACTATATCAAGCGACAAACGGGACTACCTCCAACCAAAATGGGGGCATTAGAACCGCTCAACTTCTACAAGCTGACGGGGAACGATGCTCAATTAGTCCGCTTCAAGTACATTGGATAGGGCTTTTTTCACTAATTTCATACTATCCATACTATGGCGATACTATCGGTGGGTTGACCGCCATAGTATCCCGCCCCCTATCGTTCCCCCTGCAAAATGCAATCACATTAAATATGTATTAGGGGAATCCTTACAAATGAATAACGCAGTAGAAAAGGTTAAACAGTCTATCGACTGGAAAACCGTGGTTTCTGTGGGTGTCGGTCTCACTGCTTTCGGCGTCGCAGTTTATGCGGTGAAGAAATCAGGCAAGACAGGCAAAAAAGTAGCTTCTTTAGTAACTGGGGGCTAAGACATGGCACAGTCAAATTTTGACCTTTTACAATCGCCTGATGGTGCAATTGGATCAGGTAGCACACTTAACCTTCGTTTGAGTAACGGCGCACCCATCGAAGCGCTGTACATTGATACAAATATCCCACATGAACTGTTAACCAAAATTAGCATCGTTAATGGTGCTGACGATCACTGGCCAACATCGGGTGATCAAATCGTAAATTTATTTGAAAAACATCGTGACCGAGTAGTTGCCCCCGATGACTTTTTGCCTATCCGTTTTAGTGATCCGGATTCGTTGATGATGGACGTTCAGGGCCTAACGGCGCTAGTACCTGAGTCGGGTGATTCTTGGCTTTTAAAAGTTGAGATTGGAACATTGCCAGCAACCCCAGCTGAGGGTTGGCGGTTCTTTGTGTGGTCGGAAACTACAAGCCCAGTCAAAATGGTTAATGATGGCAGTGGAAAAATCATACCTATTCAACGCGTCCGTACATTAGAACGCCGATTAGATAAAAAAGTGATTACTTCAGCGGTAGAAGGTGTGAATACATTTGATAAATTGATCAAAGGTCAAAACATCAATATTCGCACAATCTACATCAAAGGCGATGTATCAGAAGTTGAATTTGAAGGCAAGCGAGGTGGTCAGATAGTTAACCGCTGGCGTCTTTCAAAAAAACTGAATTCGTATATTCAAAAAGTGCGAGCTCAAAAAAACGGCATTAAGGACATCGCTGGATATTTCATCATTGATCCGATTTCATCGGGTTTTACATTCGCAGACATGATGGTCACGAATTACGATGAAATCAACATCAAATTTAAGTGTGAAACAGCGGGTACAGTTGAGTTCATCACTGACTACGTTAAACGCCGCTAATAACAAGGGGTCATTATGTCAGAGTCTATAAATGATGACACGGGTAATTGGTTTGGGCGGTTGGGCGGTTGGTTTGACGATACGCTTGATAAAGCGATAGACGGTTACATCACAATTGAGTCATCAAAACACGAAACCAGTTCAACGCAAGTGCCTGCAAGCGTTGGCGTAACCGAACCTGTTACACAACCAGTGCAAACGGTGACAAATACGCCGTCTACTGTAATGACTACAACCGCAGCACAGCCAGTTAATAACCAAATAATTCAAGGTATTGATAACAAACATTTGGCGATTGGCGTTGGTGGTCTGGTGCTGATGGTGATGGTATTAGGGGGGCGCAAGTAATGGCAGGCATGGGCGATATGTTCAACGGCGGCGGCGGATACTCGCTTTCTGGTGGCTCCGCTACTGCTGGAGGCAATGACAAAGTTGGTGGCGGTTACTCAGGCATTGCATTTGGTGTGTTGCCACCGTTACCGAGTCTATCAAATTTCTCGACTAATAACGGTGAAACAAGTTTTTCAACTGGACTATCAAACCCAACAATTTTATTGATTGGCGTTGCGGCGTTAGCTGCGGGTGTATTCGTCATTAAGCGGGGTGGTTAATGGGTTTTTTTGATAGTAAATCTAGTAAGACAACAACAAATAACGAAGAAAACCGTACACAAGGTGGTCAGTCTTCTACGGGTAATATTTTAAATTACAACGCAGAAGAAGGATCAACGATTCAAGTGTTAGATGAGGGCGCGGTGCAATCCGCGCTGTCATTAGCGGATCGTGTTGTTCAGTCTAATAATTCAACTGTTTTGCAATCACAAGAAAATGCTTTAGCCACAGCATTGGCGGCTCAATCTCAGGCGTTGGCATCTGCAAATGCTGCGCGAGAACAAGCCATTGCATCAGCTAATGCAATGGCACAGGGCGTTATAACGCAAAGCGGTAAATCAATGGAAGAGATGAGCAAATTTGCTAATGCTTCCTTTGAACGTGTTTCTGACTCTAGTGATTTAGCAATAAAAACGGTCCAAGAATCATCAGACAAGAACATGGAACAGATAAGTGGTGCGTATTCAGCGTCACTAAATACCGTTTCAAGCTCTGCCACTAAAAGCCAAGATCAGGTAAGCAAGATGTTGACTAATGTGATGACGCAAGGACAACAAGGACTACAAGAAAGCGCTCAAAAGTCAATGACATGGATTGTCGGGCTAGCTGCTGTAGCGGTTATCGGCGTGGCACTAGCCAAGGGGTAAGGAATGAAATTACAAGTTACGGAAAGTGCAGTTTCTGACCTTACCGCGAGGGGTGAATATGTGTTTGTAGAGAGGGCCGTTGGTTCTCTATACGTCACATTTGTTAAAGATGGCCAGTCTAAAACCACTGAGATTTCTCAAGGTGAGCAGCTAAGAGGCTCTTTTGATTCAATCCAGTTTCAAGCAAAGGAAACGAGTCAGGAAATTGAGTTTCGTATTGGCTGGGGGGAATTTACACCGAATATTACCGCTGTAACGTCCACCCAGATTGCAGGCATTAACGATGCGGTAACGGTACAGAAAATAATTGAGCAAGTGACCGTTTCAGGCATTGCTAGCGAAGTGGCGGTGTCAGGTATCACCAACGAAGTGGCGGTGTCGGGTATTACCAACGAAGTGGCGGTATCGGGTATTACCAACGAAGTGGCGGTGTCAGGTATCACCAACGAAGTGGCGGTGTCGGGTATTACCAACGAAGTGGCGGTGTCGGGTATTACCAACGAAGTGGCGGTGTCGGGCATTACCAATGCTGTAACCGTTACTGATAACACTGGGGATTCATTTGTTTCAACTGATTACACAGTGTTAGCAAATGACTATATCGACATTCCAGCCCGTGACCGCTCTCAGATTGTTTTCCAGAACATGAGTGAGTCAACAACTAAATGCCGTGTGTCTGATACCGCCGAAACTGAAGCGGTTGGCATGTGGGTAATCGGTGGCGGTTCACTGTTTGGTGAATCGCCAATTCTTAGAACTAAATCAGCGTTGCGAATCTGGAATACCTCCAGCGTTGACGCAGTTGTAACCGTTACGGAGGTGTACTGATGCCAGTAACAGCAATTGATGCGCCTGGCGCTGCAAAATCAGCTATCAACCCTATTTCTGGCGTGTTCGGAACGGGGCAAATCAAACTAATTTTTAATGATGAAAATTTTATTGCTCCCGTCACAGGAAAATATCGTATTCGAGTGTGGGGGGCTGGTGGTAAATATAGATATTCTGCTGCGGGAGCTGGTGGCGGATTCTCAATGAAGACAATAGAGTTAAATGAAGGGGATGTTATTCCTGTAACTGTTGCCCGTTCGTCGATGGGTAATACAACATCATTTGGTGTTCATTTATCCGCAACATCTGGGTCTACATTAACAACGAATAGTAATACTAATACTGTTGGCGGTGTCGGTATTGGTGGAGATGTTAATTATGTTGGTGGGCGGGGAGCATACGTAAGCTCGACGGGTCAATACCGAATGGCAGGTGGTGCGGCGTCACTATTTGGTAATGGTGGTGAGGCGGTAGATTCTAATTATTTGATTGACACAGGCGGTAGCGGCCCATCGTCATATTATCAGCCGATTGATCCAGTTAGTACAACAGGTGGGCACGAAATGACATTTCAAGAATGTTTATTGTATGGGTTAGATTTTATAGGAGCGGGATGCGGTGGAACTGACAGAAGAAACGCTGCCAGCGGTGGTGGTGCTGGGAATATCAGTTCGTATTTTGGTATAGCAGGTTTTCCAGCTGGCGGCGGCTCAGATGGCCCAAATCAAACGGGCGCGAACGGTCTAGTAACGGTGGAGTATTAATTATGTACGGACGTATTAAAAATGGCGTTGTTGTAGACGTTTCTACAGACCCAAACACACAATTTCACCCGATTCTAGCCGCTGAATTTGTCGAGATTCCCGACAAAGTTAAAGCGGGTTGGACATTCGACGGCACGGAGTACGCGCCGCCAGTTGTTCCCGATCCTGAGCCAATCGAACCGGAACAGGTAAAACGGGCGATCATTTCCCCCGTTGATTTTAAGTTTCTGTTTACGTTGACTGAGCGTGTGAAGATCAAAGAGCTACGCGCGACTGATCTAGCACTAGATGACTTTTACAGCATGTTAGACGATCCACGCTTAACAGTTATCGACTTGTCGAACAGTCGCATGATTGAAGGCGTTAACTATGCTGTTAACGCGCTGGCCGTTGCGGAAGTTGTCGCAGACCCAGAGCAACGCATTAGCGAAATTTTGGGGGGCGGTGATGCAGTCACAAATGCCTAAGCTTTCCCCCGTTGCGGGTTCGGAATGCTGGCTTCTGCTAGAAGACTGGTTTTATACCAGTCTTTCAGGCGTTCGCTACTGTGTACCAAAAGGTTTCATTACTAACCTAGACAGCGTTCCCCGCATTCCTGTTATTTACGCACTTTATAAAGGCCGCGTACGTGCTGGGGCTGTATTGCATGACTATCTATATAAAATTGGTCACGACAGAAAAGCCGCCGATGAGCTTTTGATTGAAGTCGGTAAAATCGTGGATTTAGTCGAGCAAGAATACTTAGATAACATATATATGGCGGTTCGCGCACTTGGGTGGACTCTATACGAAGAGAAACAACATGAACAAATCACTACTTTGGACGATGCTGGCCGTGGGGGGAGCGATAGCGATAAAAAAGCCTTGAAGGTGGAGGCACCAGTCACCACCGCCAACACCGCCGAACCTGCACCAGTGCCAACACCCGCAACGCTAGTAAACAGCACACAAAGCCCATTGATTCAGAAAACAACATGGGCATTACCAGCGAGCGCCGCCCAGTATTTTAGTGACATCAGATACGCGGAATATCTGAACGGTATCCCGTCAGGTCTGCTAGGTCGCTTACTCTATCAAGAGTCCCGTTTTCGTTCGGACATTATCAGCGGTGCTACGAAATCAAGCGCGGGTGCCGTGGGTATCGCTCAGATCGTCCCGCGCTGGCATCCAGACGTAGACCCAACAGACCCAAAAGCCAGCATAAGCTATGCGGGGCGTTACTTAGCTAAGCTTAAAAAGAATTTTGGAAGTTGGGAAACCGCCCTAGCCGCTTACAACTGGGGATGGGGTAATGTAACCAACGCTAAACAAGAATACGGCTCAAATTGGCTATCACATGCGCCGACTGAAACACAAAACTACGTCAGTCAGATTTGGGGGGATATTGCATAATGTCACTCGTAACCAACAAACAGTTTTTTGTGCTCGTTGGGTTGGGTTTAGCGGGATCATATCTAGCCTATCGAGCGGCAACAGGTAGCATAAAAGCCGTAGGCGAAGCTGCAGAAGGCGCGGCCACAGATACGGTAGATTTCTTCTTTGGTGATGTAATTGAATTTGGTCAATCACTCTGGGGGCACGTAGATAATCTATTCGAGACAACTGGAGTCTATGAAACCCCTGATGTTTTCGATATTAACTACCGCTCACAAGTTCCAAGTGATTGGAGCGAAGAACAATACATTCAATGGAAAGCTAAGGTGCAATCGGGTGACATGATCAACCCCTACCCGTCTAAAATTTAGGAACAGACATGAACAATAAATGGTTAAAACGGATTACGGGCGTAGTCGTTCTCGCGGTGGCCGTGCAACTTGGCGTCCCCGTCCCTATCGCTTTTGAATTAAGTAAAGAAGCATCTGAACAGGTAGCAGAATAATGGAACTAGCACTATTGGAACAACTCACAGGCGCGGGAGCCAACACCGTTACCATAATTTTCGGTTGGGTGCTAATGAGGCACGAACTGCGAATAATGAAACTTGAAAACCGAAGTGAAAAAGGGGCGAATTAATCGCCCCTTTATCGTAAAGTTCATACAAGTCTAATTTAAAGGTATTTGAATGGAAATATTTAAAGAAATATGGCAATACACAAAGGAACTGTTTAAAGGAAACAAATCATTTCTCCTGATATGTGCAATGTCTGCAGTAGTGCTATCTATTTACTTCTTTTCTGCCCCTTACGACTTTGTTAATGAATACGGTATTTTACAAAACCTACATGTGGTGTGGATGCAGTTAGTTTTGATACTAGCCTTAGGCTTTTTGGGGACTGCATTAGTTTTGATAGGTGCATCATCACTATCAGAGCTTTTAAAACAAAAAATAAAAACTATCATGTCAAAAAGGCGTGAAGGAAAAAAATTGGATAGCTTGAAAAAAACTATGACTGAAGAGTTCGAGCTGAGATGGGAATCTTTAACAACTAATCGTAGAAGATGGCTTCGCAAGGTTGCTAACGATGGTGGATCGACAACCATTAGTAACAGGTGCTATTACAGTGGTGATGACTTAGTTCCTACGCTAATAAGGTGGGGGTATCTTGTGACGGGAATAGAGTTGGCTAATGGTAAATTTTCTGCTTGTTTGATACCTGAATTTTGCAACTGGATTATAGAGAATACAGAGGATGAAACAAACTAA